ATTTACTTCACTTACAGTAGTTACACCTGATTTATATCCGCTAGAAGATTTGACCGTAGGATTTTCATTGATCTTATTTACTAATTCTCGTAAATGAGGAGGAAGCTCAGTTGTGGCTTCAGTTTTTGCAACTGGCTTTTCTTCTGAAGGTTTTGGAATGTCTTTAGGTCTAAATTTTTCCCAAGACTCAGGAGAAAAAGGATCTTCCTCTGATTTAGTAGATCCACTTCCCGATCCAAATTGACCATTATCTGATCTTGGGTGATCTGATTCATTAAATGAGTCTTCAACACTCTTAAAGTCTTCGTCAGCCAATTCTTCGGCTTCAGAACGTTCTTCCTCCATAATGCCGATTTCGTTGTAGCCTGACTGCTTATCAGTTGCCACACGTTGACGCTCATCTTCGCTACTGATAGCACCCGAACCGATAAGGACCTGACCTGCTTGAGCTTTTGCCAAGTTGGTTGCAGCCAATTCTTCGGCAGTTGGTGTATCGAGTGGGAGCCAGTTTAAAGTGGTTTCGCAATCGATCTTCATTTTGAGCTGTGGCTCAACGAATGATTTAATCACTAACGCATGATGACGCTCAGCAAATGGAGTCAAGTCGTTTGATTGAATTGACTCGAGCATTTCGTGGTAGCTGGCTTCTTCATATTCGCCAGTAGCATTAAAACCTTTTGGAGAAGTACCGAGCAGCTTAGTTGCTGGGACCCCAGCAATGGCAGCTACCAGTTGGTACTGGGTCATAATAAGTGAATCAAAATCAGCCAAAGAAGTATCGAACTGCTGGAATTCGTCACCTTCTTTATCGCCTAGCTTGACTCCGTAGTTGTCACGATAAGCAGCCCATTGCTGCAATCTTCCGATTGCTGCGTTGGTGTCACTCATGACGGCTTCCATGTCGGTTAGCCATATCGTTGTACGTTTGGACATCGCCAACTGAGGAGCCTCGTTAGAGGTACGCTCCGCAGCGTATACACGCTCCATGATCTGCTGAGTTAGTGGCACACCGCCATAAATGTATTGTGGCTTGAGCACGTCTACAGGCTCAGCATGACGGAAAATGATTAAATGGCTACGGTGAACCTTTTTACCATTGATGATCCACCAAGTCGGCTCATAAAAATGCAGAGTATCAGGCTGTGAAGCTGAAGCACCGTCCAGCATTGGAGCTGTCCAGTACGGGTCAACTTGTACGATTCCCTTATAGGAACCAGCAGTCACGCCATCAATGTTAAAAGGCTTCTCGTAATAATCTTTATCAGTCGAAATGACTTTAAACATTGCCACACGAATACCAAAAATCCTGCCCTTACGAATGAACTCACGCATATTGAAGTTCAGTTTGTAAGCTTTGTCGTAGGCTTTGATGATCTTAACGGCTTCAGGATCTAACTCGTCACCGTCAACGGTGACTACGTTGTACCCTTTGCGAATAGCGTCATCGGCTGGCATAGCACAAGCTTTATTAATCAGCCAGTTTTGAGCCAAAATACCGCAAAGCTGGGCTCCGATAAATCCTTGAGAAGCATACCAGCCAATTACTGCATCGGAAACGCTATTCATGCCGTTAGCGTACATTTTGAAATTGGCTACGCCATTACTGGAATCATCCATAGCGTAATCACCATAGAATGCTGGCTGAGTCTTTTTGATTGCATCTAACGTATCAGCGAGCTTAAATCTTTTAGCGTCAGGATCGAGAATATCGAACGCATGAGTGCTGAATAGGCTTTTACGAGCCTTGGGCTTGATAGGTTCTTGTTGAACCTCTGTCTTTCCTTTTAGCCACTTAAACATAAAATCCTATCCAAAGAAACTCTTGCGAGGAATCATTATTTCAGAAAACGCTCTTGATAGCGAATCCACTTGGTCATCATGCGTACCATTAGGAAATATTCGCATTTCGTTTATCAAGGGTGCATTCCAATCGCCTCGAAGCATTAATACGTTACCAATATTAACTTGAGCAGCAAACGGCTCTGCTCTCGTGATTTTGTCGCCCGACTCGGGTGAGCTTTTGACAGTATATCCTGACAATGCTCTTGTTAGGTATAAGACTTGCGTTTTACCTGCTTGCCCCGGATCCTGCGGAATACTTACTTTGACGGCTTTTCCATCAAGCCCAGCCGTATTAACCATTGCTGCGTCACGCTGATCGGGACCAACACGCAATCTAACCATATCTCCAATAACAAACCTGCCATCGGGTAGCCTCCCAAGTTTTCCACCTGCCGTATAGTCTCCACCATCTGCAACGCTGGCTAAATCCCAGCCTCTGCACCACTTGATGTCTCCAGCAGGTAATGCGTCCACGATCTGTATTTGATCGGGTTTAAACAAGTCTCCGTCTAGTGGAGCAGGTCTTTGTTGATAAAGAGCTGCCCACGTCCTCGGATTACTTTCAAATTGAGCCCAGTGCTTCTGATCGAACCATTCGGTCCAAAGATAATCACCAATCTGTCTACCAAGGGGATCGCCTTCGTTTTCGCACTTGGCGGGTAAACAAACGACATCCCAGTAGTTTCCGTCTTTGCATAGAATCTTGCCTGACTCACCTTTCCAGCCATCGGGAAGGATCCGTCCAGCAAGGTCATCTTCGTGCCAACGGGTTTGAATGAGGACAATCCAGCCTCCCGGTATCAAACGGGTCTTTAGATCATCCTCGAAAGCGTCATAGGTTTTATTTCGGATTGTGTCCGAATTAGCTTGCTCACGTCCCTTGATAGGGTCATCAATGATGATTCCATGAGCACGATTACCAGTAACGCCTCCGAGAATACCGCACGACATATATTCGCTGCCGTTCGTAAGGCTAAACTCCTGCGCTGCGGAAGACTCAACAGTCAGGCTGGCATCAAATATCCCCTTGTATCGGGGTTGTTTAATAATTGATCGGGTGCGCCTACCTAGTTTTCTAGCTAAGTCATCCCCGTAGCTGGCAAGAATAATCTTCTTGTTTGCGTTCCTGCCAAGATAATTGCTTGGAAATACTACTGAGGCATAAGTCGATTTGGCAGAGCCGGGGGGCATAAAAAACATTGCCCGACCATGCGGGGTCGCTGAAATCTCATCGAGCTTTTGCAATATCAATCGATGATGATGAGCCATCGTGGTTTCGATAGGCTCAAAGAATTCTGTATCAGGGTCTTCCGTCATTGGTCGACCCGGTACTTCTATGGCATTGGCATATTGGAGGATGTCTGATCGGGCTCTGCGCCTAATCAGCAGCTCCTTAGCTGCCTCGGCTTGCGATTGCAAAGAGTTCCTCGTCTGTCATGCCCTGCAGATCCGAATGCTGCGGGTTATTCAGCTTGACTACCTGATCCTTGTTTGCATTAAGCAATCCCAAGGGAACCTTACTCGCTTCATTGGCAAGGTCTTGTAATGCGCCCACAAGCTTGAGGGCTACCATGCCTTCCCCAGTCATGAGCGTTTCCTCGTTGACTGTACCTAGCTGGCTATTAGCCAATTCAGAAAGCCTATTGGCATTGATTGCTCCGAACTTACCTGCACTTGCAAGATTAAGGCTGATCGCCTTTAGGTCGTCTACGAAGTTTAGTACGGTAACTTGTTCGGAAACTGGAAGAGCCTTTAGGTTCTGCTCTGCGCTAACTAATTGATTTGAAACAGCTTTCATAGTTTCTACACGCTTTGAAAGTCGTTCGCTTATCGAAGTCTTACTTACACCGTATTCACGAGACAGATCTGCAGCCTTCTCGCCCTTGAGCATTCGGCTTTTGATTTCTTCCCATTGCCTATCGGTAAGTTTTGATGGACGAGCCATTAGGAGACTTCTCCTGTCAGCGTATCCAAAATATACGATTTATTAAGCAAGTTGTATCCCTTTTTATTGACTCCCTACTTGGGAGACAGTTTACCCTCAATCTACTATGCTGTCTTCGGCTTTGTAAAGTTTTGAATCGGTTTTGTAAAGTTTTGAATGCAGCATTGTCAAATTCTTGGCTTGCTTCCACGCCCTTTGAGCTACGGAATCGGCTTTCTTATAAAAGTTTGCCCGATTGATTCCGACCTCACTTGCAAGGACCTTAATCGGAATCTTGCGACCATTACGGTATCCAGCCGAGATATACACCGCATAAAACGCTATCTGCTCTACTGGATCAAAGCTTTCAATTACTAAAGCCAATGCTGGAAAATACTTGTTTAGTGGGTAATCGACCTCATGAGTGGCTGATCCTTCATTAAGAACTTTGGCAAAGCCCGGTGGGAGCCGGGGACCGCCATACCTATGCGCTTTGGCGTAGTGCCAAAAATTTACGCATATCTCCTCAAATTCAGGATCGGTAAACCGTTTGCTCATTAAGCCCCTTTTAGGTCCCGGTTACATTTATCCGGGGTGCGAAAAAGGAATTAACGCACTGATTTGCGTCAATCTTAATCTATCAGCCGTCATCCCGCAATTCTTCTAGTGGCGATTTCCAGCAAATCGTACTCGGTGATTTGGTAGTGCTTCTCAAACGCTTTGCGTCCAAGTCCATGAATACCGGAATTACCAGTATGGTGCTCGGGGCAGAGAGGGATGACTGGAGCATTACTGCGCTTGCCCCCTCTACGGATATGATGTATGACAGCAGGGCTTCCTTCTCCGTATCCGAGGTAAATGCAAAGGATGCACCCGAGATCTGCAAGTCTTCCAAAATGTTCCTTTTCGGCTTTAGTTGCCATATTTGTATCCGTAAGCCAGCATACAAAATTCTTTTTCAAGGCTTATGCTCGACTGCCAAAAAATATCGACAGGGCAATTATCCCTAGCGACCACAAATGTTTTCCCAGTCCATAGCAGCAAAGCAACGCAAAGAATTAGTTTAGCAAGGTTGAGAATATCTTTCACTCTTGTACCTTTCTTAGTATTTCTCGGATTTCAGAAACAAAATCTTCTGCATGGTAAAAACATGGCTTATAAAAATAAAGTATTTCCTCATCTGTTAGTTCTTTTACTGAATGGGTATCTTGACCATATAAAGCAGGTCTTCTTGCCACATCCTCGCAAAACAAAACGCCTTCTTTAAAACCTTCTTTAAAATCTTGGGTTAATTTTTCAAGGTATGTTTCAAATTCCTGACCAATTAACTCATCACGATTTTCAGCATCTTTAAATAGTTCTTTTACTGGATGGTTATTACTTTGCAAGATTTCATGCAATTCTTCTGCTTGTGGCTCATTTTCAAAGTGTTCTTTTACTGGATGTGTATAGCTAACTACTGTCGGCTCAATCTTGGTATTAGTAATTGCTTTGTATGGGTTTGCTTGATGTCCTTTAATAAAGCCACTAGCCTCTCCTAAGCCAAAGTCATGTTCTCTATTGGCTTTCAACGCTTCTATTTCGGCTTGTTGCTGGCGTATCATAGCTTCCGCTTCATTTAATACCTGACCATCACCAGCTAAACATCTGACCAGTTTTAATTTATTAATTAGCTCATTTGCGTTCATTCTTTTGCCTTTCTTAGTAACAACTATGAGCAACTGCAATTTTTCCGCTAGACACCATTAGGATGATAAGCAACATACCCAACATAAAACCAATCCAAAACCAATAGGTCTTATTCATTTGTCTTGAGCCTTTCGCAGTGATTCAGCTATTGAGTTGCAATCTTCTGCAACGCAGCCACCATCGCAATGCGCATCGTCATAATGAATTAGCCCATAAGGATCTGTTTTGTCTATGTATTCAGCAGCTACTTCAAGCATTTTTATGGCTCTGTCAATGTCACTTTTTTTAATTAATTTTTGTGACTCAATGTATTCCAAAGCGTTTACCCAAGGATTATTTGCGTTTGAATGTTCACCAATATAAATTCCAAAATAATTGGATATTTCTTCAGCCAAAGAATCAGCAGCAGCATGATAGTTGTCCCTTTCCCTCAAAGCTTGGTCAAAATCAAATTCATTAACGCAATTTTTTGGGTATACAAAGCACTTCATTCTATGAGTAGGCTTTAATTTTTTATAATATTCCTCATCAACAGATAACCATAAATGGTCATTGGTTAAACCAAAATAAGATATTTCATTCATATCAATGCCTCCTCAAACTGGGTTAAATCAAGCTTCGGCTTTGGCTTGCGAACGCATTTAAACGTCCAGCCTTCACGCAAACTGCAGACGGCAATAGCTTCCTCTTGCCTACTAACAATTCGCATGACCTCGTTGTCTTCATTTCTGATAACGTACATTTCATATCCTTTCGTGAATATATTTCTATCATACATCAATCCCATTGCCTACTGCCCATGATTGGATGTATTCGATCAGCTCAATCATTTCGTTAACTGTCAGCTCTGAGGTCCTACGGAAAACGATGTCGACCCCATGACCGTCTAAGGCTGGGAGCATTTCGATGGGCTCCCCACGAGCTCGAAGCCATGCAGCCGTCAGTAATCGTTTCCAAGTTTCCACGTCACGCTTTGCGCCAGCCCACTCAAGAGTTTTGGCAATGTCAGTAATCAAAGCATGAAGTTTGGCATTCTGAGCAAGGCTGCGGGTAATTGGTTTGATCTCGACTGCGTAACCGTCAGGAGACTCCGTTATGGCAGTTTTTGCATTCGCTCTAGCAGTGTCGTGAGCCAGTATGAAATATTTTCTCAAAAAGGACTCCCTCCAAAAACTTCCCCTTCTAGGAATCGAAGGTATCGGTTTTGGTGCTTTAGATGCTTCAAGAGTTCATCATACTTGCCCCGCCAAAAATCAGCATCATTTATTTCCATACCCCCCAATCCCCCCGATTGCCCAGTCGAAACTGGACGATAAAGTCTTCTTGAGTTTCCAGCCTTAGTTTTTGCCTTAGTGGTGAATTTATCCATAATCTGTATTCCTCTAGCCCCCATTCGTATCTGTACCTTAAAAGCTGCCGTACAAGGCAACGGTGTTTATGCGTTTGCTCACTGACTGACATTAATGCGCTCAGGGTGATATTCGTATGACCAAACGGTTTTCCGAGCCCTTAGCGTATTGTTTGCCACTAGCTCACGAGTAACGTACTTCTGCTTGCGTAAATGGCATAGAGCCATCGCAATCGCTGCGGAAGTGAGGTTGGTCTTCTCCCGAATGATTGATAGCGTTAGCGGTTTCTTTTCTTTTACAAAAGTTTCTCGAACCTTTACCAGTGCGTTTTTACTTGTTTTCTTTGTCACTTTTTATCCTTTAGAACAACGCAACTTCAAACTTAAAGACTGGGTTGTTTACTTTTTTGGCTACAATTTTCCATTCAGGACGCAGCGACACTAGGTATTGCGCTTCGGTCTTGCTTTTGACTTGGCGAATCATGCCCAGTTCGTCATAGATGTAGTAGATCATGCTTTTACCTTTCCCAAGAATTTAGCAAGCTGCTCCATCGCAATCTCTTTGTCTTTTGCTGCTTTTTCAATTTCTTCCTTCGTTTTTTGATGAGTCAGCGTTGATTCAGGCTTCACAGGAATGCGTCCTGCTCCCATGCATAGTTCTATGAAGGACATTGGTGTTGGCACAAAACTCTTTGGGTCTAAGTGCTTTATCGCAAAGTCTAGAATTGGTCTGTAGGTTAGGTAATTCCCGATCATTTCTTTCCAGGTTGCCATGACCGCACCCATACTCATATCACCCCAGTGGCTTGCAAATCTCGCTCCGTAGATGATTGAGAACATTCTGAACACGTATTGGATTCCTTCGTCCTTTGTGCAGAAGTCGCTTTCTTTGTATTCGTATTCCATATCATTTTCCTTTTTCTAACAATGTCATACCTGGCTTACCGAAGCTATCGATCTGTTCCCACAGATTTCTCATTTTGTCGGTTTTGTCCTGCTTTTTGTCATCCTTCACCCATTCCGCTTTGAATCCCCTCCACCCCCTGGCAGCGCATTCAGCTAAAGCTTGTTCAAGCGTCCATCCTGCTTTGTCAGCCTCTTTCTTGATGGTCTTGATCACAGTTTCCGATATAACCGCCCTGGACTTCTTTCTTTGCGCTACAAAGTCATCCCATACTTGTTGTGACACGCCTTCAGGCGTAATAGTATTTATTAATGGTTTATGGTTAATGGTTATTGGTTTATGGTTAGCATTGCCTTCGGATTGCGTTCGCATTGCGTTCGCATCGGCTTTCTTGCTTTTCTTGCTCCAGCGGGCGTTTGCGCTTGCTTTTGCCTTCTCTGACTTGCCATGATATTGGGCTATTACTTCATCACAACGCTTGTGAATGTAGCCGTTTTGGGTCAATTCGAAGAAGTCATTGAGTACGTTTTTAAGCGATTCTATTTCTTCCGCATTGCGAATGCTATGCGTTCGCATGATCTTTGCAATGTCTGCTGGAAGTGGTATCTCGTCTAGGTAGTAGCTGTCGAGAAGTTGTCTGTATATCCCATGCTCTAGCAGGCTAAGATGCGAAGTATCTTTGCGGTAATCTGCGATGTTGTGCTGGTAGTAGTGCATCTCATTCCTAGTCAGGGTGTCCATTAGAAGTGTTGGGCAAGCGGGGGACTAGACCCACCTTTCGGTTGCGAACCTAGCCCAACGATTTCTATCATATACTAATTTTTGGCTGTAATACTTTTATTTTGATTACGCATTTACCGCCTTTGACAATCCCACCATCGTATATGTGTATCTCTTTGAATTGAGAGTCGTCCTTGGCTACGTTTGCCTGGATGAGTGCGTCCAGAAGGGGTTTGACTCGATTATCCAAATCTTGGACTCGTTTGTCCCTGAAGTGGATTGTGATGTCGATTGCCAGTTTTTCCTCTCCAAATCGAATGGGTTGCTGGCTCACTATATGGGCTACTTGGGTCTTAAACTCCCTAGCTTGAAGCGTTAGAAAGCGTCTATGCCCTGAGAAGCCCCAATAATTGTTCACACTTGGTGGCAATGGAAGCTCTAAAAAAATATTTTTGTGGATGAGTTGCATAGGTGCAATTTATCATATATGATAAGAACTGTAACAACAAATTTATTCCACGAAAGGATAAAACCATGTTTAGAAAAGAACGAGTAGATCCACCTGAAGACAATGACTCTGATCGCATTAATGATCGAGTCGCTGAGCTCATGAAGGATGAATACAATCCGACCCAATACAGCAACTTTTCCGAAGGTATTAGCGAAGCCAATGAGAAGGATCGGGAAGCAGTTAAGTTGATCTTGCAGCAGTCTGAGATTGACTATGAGGCTCTAGGTCGTAAGTTGTTTTGTATGGCTTACGATTACATGGAGGGCTATGCCAATAGCCACGCAAAAGCAAACCTGTCATCAGGTTATTTAGATTAATCCACGAAAGGGAAATGATGGAAAATATTATTCAGGTCATAGGAAATGCCAAAGACCAGTTTTTAAGTGTTCAAGTTGATAAAACTCAGAACTTTGAAAGTGAGGCAAATTTTGCTTGTCAAGCTCTTTTAGCAAATGAATATGCCCTCAAAATTGCACTTAATAACAAAGACGCTTTAATTCGTTCAATTAAGAATATTTCAGCTATTGGCATTAGTTTAAATCCAGCCAAAAAACAGGCCTATTTAGTTCCAAGAAATAATGTCATTTGTCTTGACATTAGCTATATGGGATTGATGGACTTGGCTACGGCAACAGGTTCTATTTTATGGGTTCAAGCTGATGTAGTTCGAGAAAAAGATATTTTTGAGCTTAATGGATTAGGAAAAGAGCCAACTCATAAACATAACCCTTTTGCTAAAGATCGTGGGGAAATTGTTGGGGCGTATGTAACGGCTAAAACAAAGGATGGCGACTATCTTACTGATTGCATGAGTATTGATGAGATCACCGCCATTAAAAACCGCAGTCAAGCTGTTAAGTCAGGCAAAACGACTCCTTGGAATACTGACCCAGTAGAAATGTATAAAAAAACGGTAGTCAAGCGAGCTTATAAATATTGGCCTCGAAACGAACGCCTTGAAAGTGCTATTCATTATTTGAATGAGGAAGGTGGTGAAGGCTTAGTGGTTGAGGAGACAAAAGTTGATGAGGAGGCAAACGCAAAGCTAAAATTATTAAAAAGCCCACTATCTGAAGGGCAAGTTACTGATTTTTTAGCAGGGATTGACTCAGCAGCAGACGAGACTGAGCTTATCAAAGCTTACAAGGCAGCCTATCGGGTAGCTCAAGCTCAAGGGGACCAAGCAGCTATCGTTAAATTCACCACTACAAAAGACGCTAAAAAAGCAGAATTGGGGATTGCATAATGACCGACCTTACTCTTTACAACATTGCCGACCAATACCTTGTTGACTTGCAAAAGCTGCAAGACATGGAAATCGATGAGCAAACCTTTGCAGATACCCTTGAGGGTCTGTCAGGTGATCTTGAAGTCAAAGCGACCAACGTTGCTATGTTTGTTCGTAACCTTGAAGCTTCTGCGGAAGCGATCAAGGCTGCAGAAAAACAGATGGCAGAGCGTAGGAAAGCTCTCGAAGCCAAGGCTGATCGTATTCGCCAGTACCTACTGGACAACATGAATCGGACTGGCATTACAAAGATTGATTGCCCTTACTTTGTCTTGAGTGTTCGCAAGAATCCTCCAGCAGTTGAGGTGCTGAATCAGGACATGATCCCCGATGAGTATTTCGACATCCCTGAGCCACCAGCTCCGACCTTGAATAAGAATCGCCTCAAGGACGATTTGAAGGCTGGGGTTGTTGTTGAGGGTGCAAAGCTTACGGCTGGTCAATCTCTGTCAATCAAATAAGGGGTTGCAATGAAACTCGAAAACGTTTACCTGAGTCGCAACTCCGAAGGATTTTTGTCAGGCAGCGTTACCTTTGCGGGTGACGCTCTTGAGATCAGAGTTAAGCTTGACAAAGAAAAGACCGAGGAGATCATGGGGATAGTCTCTAAGGAACTTATGAAAATATCCCAACAACTGATTCAATCTTCGGAAGGAAATTAAATGAATCTAAAAAAAGCAAAGCAGCTTCGAAAATCACTTCGGGCTATGGGAGTTGAGCCAAAAGAAAAAGTATTTACCGGATCGGTTAAAAAAGTATTTACCGGATCGGTTAAAAAAATGCAAACCAAACTTGGTATTTTGGAATTTGTTCAGCGTCAACTGACTAAGACTTGTGGACGTAAAGCCTATCAGGTTGCAAAGCAAGAAGGGATCCGTCATGGCTTCAGTAAATAAAGTAATTCTCATCGGCAACGTAGGTCGTGACCCTGAGACCCGTTATATGCCTAGTGGGGACGCAGTGACTAATCTGTCGCTGGCTACCACTGACAAATACAAGGACAAGCAGTCAGGAGAGCAAAAAGAAGCTACGGAATGGCATCGCATCGCCTTCTTTGGCAAACTGGCTGAGATCGCTGGGCAGTACCTTAAAAAAGGTTCCCAGTGCTATATCGAGGGTAAGCTACGCACTCGCAAGTTTACCGATGCAAACGGCATCGAAAAGTATTCCACCGAAATCGTGGCTGAATCTATGAAGATGCTTGGTGGCAAACCCAGCGAAGCTGGAGCTGTCTCTTATACACATCTCCGAGCCCACGAGACGCTACGCTATCTCG